TTTGTGTTTGCGTACGCAGACGCATATCTTCCCCTTACACCAATCAGTAATATAGACAATATTAGTAATACCTTATGGAGAGTTAATTATGGCTAGAATGCCGCCACACAAAAAGAGAAAAGTCGGTTATGCGATGGCTCGTCGTTTAGACCCTAGCGGAAGGTTGTCTGATTACGACATTGATATACAAATAAAAAAACTGGAAGATGCGGCTTTCAAAAAAAAGAAACGCAAAAAGCCGTTGTGGACATAAGCAAACGAATGACTTTCCCTAAACGATGGCCTTGTAGATAAATGGCTTCTATAAGATATGCCCCACAGCTATCGCAATATCTTTTGCCACAGCACTACCAAGAACGAGCATTAAATCGTTTAAGAAAAGAAAGAGTAAGGCAAAAAAGTAGGCGTCCACATCGCGATAAATTTGTTCCGCAAAATCTAGATTGGATAGCGCAGAATGTTTTGCCTGATACCAGCGTTTCTTATAATCTTCAACTGGGAAGCGAGCGATTTGGCCTTGATCCTGAAGGCAACCCTTTAGGATTAAACCCTTTTGAAAAAGGAGAGCGTGGAGAAATATTACCTTTAGGTTTAGGTGGAAGAACAAGAAGATTTAAAAGTTACTGGCCTTCTAAAGAACAAATAGGAGCAGACCCGCTTGTATGGAAAGAAGGGCAAGTTGAAGTACATGAGTCATTGCACGTTGCTGAAAAAGTTCTATGGGACAATCCTGAATATTGGAAGGATGTTACATTCATCAACCCAGATACAGGGGAAGAAGAAAAGTTAATCGAGTTATTGATTCATCATGACCCTACACAAATAGGGCCATCTGGTCCAAAACCTATATGGCAAAGAAAGGCTTTCCATGATGCTATTTATTGGTCATCAGATCAACGAACGGATGGAAGAATTTTTAATTTGAGGGGTGGTTCCGAAGAACGAGCAGAAGCCCTTACAAAGGCATTGGATGAAGCGGCTGGAAATATCAGGGCGGCATGGGAAAGTGGCGCTCTAAGTCCATCGAATTATATGGCTTCAAAACATCCTAATTTGGGATTTAGCGAAGCACAATCAGAAACAGGAATTGATCCTCTTGCTCAGCCTTACAAGCCCGGTTTCTGGGCTGTTGATTATGACCCTACACAAGCCAGATGGCAGGAAACAGAATCTGAATTGGGGGGGTATGGGGTAGATGTCCGTGCCCAGCCAGAAAAAATAGGTGGTACTGGTTACCAGCAGTGGGATGTAGGTGCAGATTATGTTCCTGATATAAGTGCAGTAATGCCAGATATAAGATCAAGGGATTTATATACACCTCCCGGCCCTCCGGGTGAGGCAGCATTTCGACAATCACAGGCTGTACCCAGCACCTTACAAGCTGGCTTACTTTCTCAACCAGTCACTACCGGACTCATAGAACAACCAGACACTGGCGTAATTTTAGAGCAGTCCACTTATGATTATGATCGCGCTCAACGAGAAGCGGAGGTGCAGGATGCTATTCGCCGCGAGCAAATAAAAGCGCCACAACCCCAAGTAGCCAGTATGCCTGAAATCATGCCGCAAGGTTATGGTGAATCTATAGGATTGTTACCCCCTCAAGGTTACGGTGAATCCATAGGGGTAATGCCACCACAAGGCTATGGTGAATCTATAGGTGTTCTCCCACCACGAGGTTATGGAGAATCTATTGGTTCGTTGAATCCTATTGATTATCCTCAAGCTGTAGCCAGGTTAGGTCTGAATTACGCCACCGAACCTGTGCAACTTCCAAGCACTACCTTTTCTAATTTCAGGGCTACCGGGCCAGAACCACTTTACGGGAGAGGTGGTCTGCCTCCGTCAGTGTTTCCGCAAATAGAGGTTGATCGTGGAACGGAAGGATTAACCATCCCAAGCGAAAGACCAGAAATAAAGACGCGACCGGAAATACCAGAAACAGGTTGGGATGAATGGATAAAGGAAAGAGTAGAAAAAGAATTAGATAATGGTGGGTTTCTAAGCAAGGCTGGTGGTATTTTAGGTAAAGGTCTTGTTTCTATGATTTCCAAGGCTAAAGCAGATGTACAAGATCAAGGATTACTTGCTGAAAAAGACAGGAAAGCAGAGATAGCTGAACAGAAATTAGAGGCTAAAAGAAAATCTAAAGTAGAACTCTATCAGGCTTCTATTCTTAAAAAACCAGAATCTAAATATTTAATTAACGAAGGTGTAAATAATCTTAAGATCATAAATTCTTGGGGAAAAAGAACAAATTTTGAGAAGGGTCTAGTATCGGTTGGAGAATATAATTTAGACACTGATACTAAAAAGCAATTAACCACTTCAAAACTTCCGTGGTATGCAGATAGAGCATATCTAACAGCCGATGCGGCAGAAGAATTTGAATTGATGAGGGATGCGTATGGTAAGGACATCCCGCTTGAGAGTGCCTATAGAAATAAAGATCATAACGATGCACTTGCAATTTTGTATGGTGAAGCAGTCAAATCATCAAAACATATGGACGGTCTTTCTATAGATGTGCCATCCGGTGCCGCTAGGGATTGGATGTTACTTAACGGCAAAAAATATGGATGGGAACTTGCCGTTTACAAGAAAAAAGATGGCACTATGAATAAAAATCATTTTAATTTTGTGGGCGGTGGCCCGTAACTTAGAGCGGAACATACATGAGAACAGATAAACAACAGGCATTTATAGAGCATTACGTTCATACAGGGAATGCCACGAAATCCGCTATCATGGCCGGTTACAGCGAGAAGGGTGCAGAGGTACGAGGGCATAACCTTAAAAAGCAATTCGCGGGGGAGATTGCAGAGGAAACGAGGAAAGGTATTGTCGATGCGGTTCCGGGTGCGTTAGCCCAACTAAAGGAACTCGCATATAAAGCTGAGAGTGAAAGTGTGCGTTTTCAAGCAGTTAAGGACATTTTAGACCGAGCAGGATTAAAACCTGTGGACAGAATTGAACAGACCACAATAGAACAGGTTTCTACGGAAGAATTAAACAAGGAACTTGAAGCCTTGATGATTGAAAGTACGCCAGAGGTCATCGGTATAACACATTGACCGTTCAACGTAAGGTTGAAATATTACGGGAGCTGCGGAAGAGGGAAAGGTACAATAAATTAGACTCCTACGATCCTTACCCTTATCAACAGAACTTCCACAATACCGGAAAGGATTGTAACCAACGTCTTTTAATGGCTGCTAACCGCATAGGAAAATCCTACTGCGGTGCTGCTGAGATGGGCTTTCACCTGACGGGTCTTTATCCTAAATGGTGGAAAGGCCGTATTTTCAGGCAACCCATCACAGGATGGTCTGGTGGTGTTTCAAATGAAACAACCCGTGATATCGTTCAAGCTGAATTATTGGGTTCTCCTGATGACCCAGATGCGTTTGGTTCCGGTGCTATCCCTCGTTCTAAAATAATAAAAACAGAGAGAAAGCCGGGGGTTCCAAATGCCAAGAGCATGGCACTTATTAGCCATGTATCGGGGGGGAACTCTTCTTTATTCTTTAAGGCTTATGAGATGGGCCAGGAGAAGTGGCAGGGCCGTTCTGTCGATTGCGTGTGGCTGGATGAAGAACCATCAAGAGATATTTATAGTCAAGCAGTTACTCGAACTTTAGACCGTAGGGGTATGGTTTATATGACTTTTACCCCTGAACAGGGGATGACGGAAACGGTTGCCAGCTTTATAAACTCCATAAAGCCTGGTCAATCCCTTGACAATGCGACCTGGGATGATGCCACTGAAAAGGTCAAGACCATCCTAAACGGAAAATCAGGCCATCTGAACGAAGCCGTGATGGAGCAGATTCTGTCCTCCTATTCGCCCCATGAGCGCGATATGAGGCGTAACGGTAGACCATCTATAGGGTCAGGCTTAGTCTTCCCTGTGAGCGAAGACAGGATCGCCTGTGACCCATTTTCAATAAAGAGTCATTGGCCCCGTATTTGTGGGATAGATTTTGGCTACGACCACCCTACAGCGGTGGTCTGGATAGCATGGGATAGGGATGAGGACATCATGTATGTCTATGACTGTTACAGTGCATCCAAAGCTCCCCCATTGGTTCATGCCAATGTCATACGAACACGACCCTATTTTATACCAGTTGCATGGCCCCACGACGGCCATAGGGTTGATTCGATGGGTAATCCTGGTCTTGCAGAGCAATACAGGAATATGGGGGTCAATATGCTCCCCTTCCATTTTGAAAACCCTCCTGCTTTGGGTGAAAAGAAGGGCGGGAACTCCATAGAAGTCGGAATTATGGACATTCTACAAAGAATGGAAGATGACAAATTCAAGGTCTTTAATACTTTAGGCTTGTGGTTCTCGGAATTCCGTATGTACCACAGAAAAGATGGAAAAATCGTGCCTTTAAGGGATGATTTGATGTCAGCAACGCGATATGCAGCCATGTCGCAGCGTTTTGCAGTGGCTGGCGATGATCCTACTTGGGATAATGAAATCAAATACAGGAATCTAGGGATAATTTAGTGATTGATGAAGAACTAGTATCAAGAATACAAACAGAAATTACCGATGCGTTGGGATATAACGATGACATATCCAAACAGAGGGAACAGGCTATGGAGTATTACTATGCCCGTCCGTTCGGTAATGAAGTGGAAGGACGCTCCCAATTCGTAGATTCCACCGTTGCGGATACGATTGAGTGGATAAAACCATCCCTTATGAGGGTATTTGCCTCTGGTGACAACATGGTTTCCTTCTCCCCTGTCGGCCCGGAGGATGTGGATGCTTCTGAACAGGCTTCTCAGTATATTAACCACATTTTTACTAAGGATAATTCAGGCTGGGAAATCCTCTATACGTGGTTTTCTGATGCACTTTTGCAGAAAAACGGCATAGTTAAGGTTTGGTGGGATGAAACAGACGAAAATGACCGTGAGGAATATCACAACCTGACTGAACTTGAGCTGGATGCCCTTCTAGCCTCTGAAGAGATTGAAGTTGTCGAGCATACGAGGAATGATGACTTCACAAATGACGTTGTGGTGACCAGGAATGTTAAAGATGGTCGTGTAACGATTGAAAACGTACCCCCTGAAGAATTCCTTATTTCCAGGGAAGCCAAGTCTGTTCAGGACAGTCGGTTTGTCTGTCATCGAGTTAAAAAGACCCTGACAGAGCTTAAAGAGATGGGTTTTGATGTAGACCCGGATGAACTGTCTAGCGGCGATGACGAGATGGGGTCATTGTCCGGTGAAAGACAGGCGAGATTTGATTTTGACAGCAGTATCAATTTTGGCCTCACAGAAACTGAGGCAGAGAAAGCATTAAAGGAATACTGGCTGTATGAAAGTTACTTAAAGACGGATTGGGATAATGATGGTTTAGCGGAGTTGAGAAAGGTCTGTAGCATAGGAGATAAAGTCCTGGCCAATGACCCTGTAGACCGGGTTCCCTTTATTTCCATTACCCCGATTAAAGTACCCCACAAGTTTTTTGGTTTGTCCGTGGCAGACCTTATCATGGACTTACAACTTATAAAGTCTACCCTGATGAGAAATCTGATGGACAATATGTACAATCAGAATTTCGGGAGATTCGCTGTCTTGGAAGGACAGGCTAATCTCGACGATCTCCTGACTCAAAGACCAGGGGGGTTGGTAAGGGTTAAATCCCCCAACGCCGTAATGCCTTTATCAACACCTCCTCTTGAACCCTATACCTTCCAGATGCTTGAATATCTGGATAGTGTCAGGGAATCACGGGCCGGTGTAAACAAATACTCCCAAGGTCTTAACGATAAAGCCCTGACTTCCCATACCACGGCAACAGCAGTTAATTCTGTGATGACCGCAGCACAGTCGAGGGTGGAATTGATCGCAAGGAACTTTGCAGAAACAGGTGTGAAAGACCTGATGCTTGCGATATATGAACTGGTACAGAAGAACCAGAACAAGGAGAGAGTGGTTCTTTTAAGGAATCAGTGGATAGAAGTTCGCCCGGATATGTGGCGAGATAAGATGGATTGCACTGTGGCCGTAGGATTAGGGCATGGGAACAAAGACCAGCAGTTGATGCACCTTTCTTCCATGTTACAATTTGCAGCCCAGGCAATGCAAGGTGGTCTTAGGATTGTAAATGAGCAGAATATGTATAATATAGGGGCTGCTCTTATTCGTAATATGGGCTTTCAGAATGTCGATGACTTCCTGACAGACCCATCGCAGATTCCACCGCAGCCATCTCCGCAGGAGCAAATGGCACAGATGGAAATGCAGAATAAGCAAAAGGAACTGGAAATCAAAGCGGCTGAAGTCCAGATCAAGGCGCAGAAAGTCCAACAGGATGCGGCAGAAGCACAGATGGATGCACAACTGAAAGTAGCCGAACTTGGACTTGAAGCACAACAGAACAGACCAGTAGCGTTAGGATAAAAATATGCCAATTACGAAGATGCCGAATGGTAACTACAAAGCTAGTTATAATGGGCAGACTAGAATATTTAAGACTTTGAAAAAGGCTAAAGAGTGGGCTGCTAAATTTAAGAGCAATCCACACAAGAAAAAAATGTCATATTAGGAGTGGATGAAAAGCAACGGGAAGAACACGCAAAGCGTCTTCTTTCTGACCCACTTTTTCTTGAAAGTTTTGATGTATTAAGAACCGAACTTCTTACCAGATGGGAGAACTCATCTAGTAATGAATCGGAAGCCAGAGAATCAATTTGGCTGGGGTTACAACTTCTTGCGCGTGTCAAGTACCATCTTGAATCAGTTATAACAACTGGCAAGATGACTGAAATGTTTAAGAAACAATCCCCTTACATATAAAGGTTAAAAAACCTTTCTAACCCAACCCGCTCCGGCGGGTTTTTTTATGGAGGTAACCGTGGACAAGCAACCAGCCCCACAACCAGAAGTACAGATGTTACAAGGTAGTGTGCAACAAGCACAAGAGGCAATCCTTGGTCTTTTGAATTCGGAAGAAAACCCAGAAGCCGAGGAAGCCGAACCGCAGGAAGCAGCGGTATCTGAAGAGGAGCCTGAAGAGGAACCGGAGGATCAAGAATCCGAAGATGAACTTGAAGAGGAATCTGAGGAAGGTGAAGAGGACGAAGGAGATGTCGAGGAACTTCTATACGCCGTCAAAGTAGACGGTGAAGAGTCTGAAGTTACCCTTGATGAACTTCTTAAAGGGTATTCCCGTCAGTCTAGTTTCACTCGAAAAACTCAAGAGCTTGCTGAACAACGACGCCAGATTGATGAGTTAGGAAATAGATATAACTCTGAAGTCCAGCAGATTCAGGCAGAGCGACAACAGTACGAAGCAACACTTCAAAATATCCTTGAAAACTCTAATCTCGATAAGTTTGCCAATGTAGATTGGGAAACCCTGAAGATGACTGATCCCTTGGAATACATGACCAAGAAACAGGAACAACAGGATGCAAAAGAGAAAATAAGAGAACTTCAAATGCAGCAACATCAAGCAGCAACGAATAGTCAAGCAGAGAATGGTCGGTTGTATGAGCAGGCGAAGGCAGAGAATGCCAAGTTCCTGGTAGAAGCTATACCGGAATTTCAAGACCCTGACAAACAACCAAAACTTATCTCTGATTTACGTTCGTTTGGTCTTGAGCAGGGGTTCTCTGAAGAAGAACTCAACGGATTGATAGATTGGCGATCTATCGTTGTTTTGGATAAAGCTAGACGTTATGACCAGATTCAGAATGCTGATCTAAAAACGAAGAAGGTCAAAAACAAACCTAGAGTTGTCCGAAGCGGTAAAGGTGTGACCAGAAGTGATAGTTCTAAAAAAGCTCGTACTGCAAAAATGAAACGATTACAGCAATCAGGTCATGTCGATGACGCGGCTTCTTTGCTGGAAGATATGATGAACTCATAATAGGGAGAATAATAAATGGCAATTGCTACGAACACGTCGCTAACGTATAGTTCCGTTGCGATTCGTGAACAATTATCAGATGTAATATATTCTATTGCCCCTATGGATACCCCCTTCATGTCAGGTTGCGCCAAACAGAGTATTGATAATACTTTTTTTGAGTGGCAGACTGATACGATTACCGCTGGTGCGGCTAACCGTAAGATTGAGGGCGATGACAGTATTGCTGCTACCGCACGGGTACTTCCAACGAGGCTAGGAAATTACGCCCAGATATCACAATATGTAAACCAGACATCTGGAACTGATGATGCAGTGAACTATGCCGGTCACGGCAAACATCAAGCCTATCAATTGGCTAA